CGCTTGACATTTGGTTAATGTTCCATTCCAGCCGCTCTATATAGTCGGTCAGGTTTTTGATGTCCTGCGCGGCAATGCGGATGTCGCGGGCGGTTTCGCTGTCTCCCAAGTCGTCGGAAAGTTTAATCAAAAATTCGTGGTCGGTGTTAAGTTCAATCATGGTATGGTCTCCGTAGTTGTTAAAAGTTGCGACGGGTTGCCCCCCGTCGAATGCGATTATATGCGATAACTTTTAAAAAAGTAAAGTTAAAAAAGAAAAGGCCGCCCGAAGGCGGCCCAGTGTCCAGCGGTCGCGCTGGGTTTAATCAAAACGGGCGATTTTAAAGGGCCCGTCCAGCCCGTCGCGGATCGCGGTTATCCCATAGTCATAGACATAGCAGAAAAAGCGCCCGTCAAATCCAAAGCGGGCCAGCGGGGCCATGTCTGGATCGTCCGCGAATTCGCTGTGATATGTCCCGTCGACGTCGACCGATCCGCCGAAGGGATAGCAAAAGCCGCCCATTTGATATTCGGCGTCCATGCCGTCCGCGATAGCGTCCAGCGTTGTGACGCCGTCGCTATTGCTCGACATAATGCAAGCCGTATAAAAAAAGTCGGGAATGATCCCGCACGCTTCGATGATGTCGGCGGGGCGGGCCGCTCCAATGCGACGATCCGCGGCAGGGTTTAAGACACGGTCCAGCATAGAGTCGCTGGGGCGAATGTTTATAACGTGAATGTTTGCCATTTTGTGGCCTCCGTAGGTTAAGGGTTGCCAGCCTTGCCCGGCTGGTATCTGGGATTATATGCGATAACTTTTTAAAAAGTAAAGCTAAAAAAAAAGGCCGCCCGAAGGCGGCCAGTTCTGCAGCGTCGCGGCGCTGGGTTTTATGCTGCGACCTTGTCCAGCAATGCCCCCGCCTTGCGCTCCATATCAATGCGAGCATCTTGGTGGGGAATGTCGCGGGCGATTGCGGTAATCGCTTGCGCTGCATCCCAGACGGATTCGACGGGGCGCCCCTCTTCAACAATGTGACGGGCCGCCGCTGCCTTGGCCATGCGTCCAGATAATCCCGCCCGCTTGGTCAAAAAGTCCAGCCGGTCGTCGTCGTCCCGTGCCACCTTGGCCGCCTTGGCCGCTTCGACGCCTTCGACAAATGTTGTGGTCGACCCATGCGCGAAGCTTTCCAGAGCTGGGCGGGCTTCCATGGCGAAACGGTCGGGGGCGAATTTAGTATGCCGGATTTTAATTTCTTGAAAGTTTTCGACGCCCCACAGATTGCGGTTCATGCAAACCCCGCGGAGATACATTGCAGCGATCCCGGCGGTTTTGCTGCCGGTCTCACTGTTCCACGCATAAAAACCCCGAAACATCAAATCGGGCTCGCCGTTCGCAAGCTTGCCGACCTCGATAGGGTTGCGGTCGTCGACCAAGAAAACGAAAACGTCCCGATCCGATGCAAATAGCGTCGTCGTTTCCATGCTCACGGGGATTTCTGGATCGTAAACGGCCAAACCGTTGCGGCTGCCGGTCATCATGCCGGGCACTTTCCAGCGACCGCCGGACGCGTCCACAAGGTTTTTGATCGGTTCCAAAATTTCCCAGTCAAAAATCCGGCCATAGTCGGGGCCAGTTGCGGCCCGTAGCTCGCCGCCGTCGGTTTGGTGCCCGTAAACTTTGACCAGCTCCCGCCCGCGGTTATAGCGTAAACCCCATTGAATACAATCCGCCGCAAGCGGGGCGGGCAAGTCTTTCAAATATCCAGACGGTGCCCCCGCAAGCTGGGCAAGCTGTCCAAAGCTCCAATTGGTCGGGGTGTTTAAATGGTCCCGCCCGTTGTCGTCGTTATATTCCACAAATATTTCGCCGACACTGGGACGGCTCTGGTCGACTTCCCCGACGATGCGCATTTTGTGCGTGTCGACCGTGCGGGATGTCATGCGCTGGGCGTCGATTTTCTTAAAGGCCAGCATGTCGTCCAGCGACAAAAACTTTTGATCGTCTGGGCGGCTGTACCATTGCGAAGATACTGCCGAATTGCCGATGCCGTGCGCGATTGCGTTTGTTTGATAAGTCATGATTTTACACTCCGTAAAAGTTAAAAGGACCGCCCATTGCCCGAGCGGCCCCTATAATGTCGCATAATCTCGCATAGATTGCAAGCTTATTTTTTAAAAAGTTATTCGGCCCCAATATCCCCGGCAACATGGTGCCGGATAATCGACCGCGGCGGCAATCCCTTCGCAAAGCGCCGGACCTTTTCCGCGTCGGTTTCATCTTGCTGCCCGTTTGCGGTTTCATTCCACCAAATGCGGCAATGGCCAGCGTCGGCATAACATCCCCCGCGGGTCGTCACGTCGGCGGCCTTTTTCTTGCTGGACCCGTGCGCTGTAAAGCCGATGATATAATCCCGATCCAGCCGGGCGCATAAAGGCTCGCCGTTGCCACAATCGCGGCAGCTAAATCCGGCGCGATATTCTGCCGGGCAGCGGACTACCCGGACCGATCCCGTTTGCACAAAATGCCCGCGGCTATTGGTGCCACCAAATAAAGGTGCCCGCAGTGTCTTGCCGTCCCCCCATTCGGATTCCGCGACGACCACAACAGTCGGCACGGCTCGCGACGCTGCCGCGGCGCTTATCATGCTTTCGGTGCTGTAGTTGATAACGGTTTTACCCGGCGCAAGCTTATCGGCCCAAAGGTGCCAGCCAAAATGCGAGTAAGTAAACGACACGCCCTTGCTGGGCACGGCGTCCAGCAATGCGTCCAGATATTCGGCGTCGATTTGTTCCGCCCCCTTGCCGCTGCAATTCATTTTGCAAGAGGCCGGACATGTTCCGTATTTCTCGCCGGTGCCTGCGCGGTAGGTTACCGCAATGCCTGCCGTCTTCGTGGCGGCGCTAATTTCAATAGTCTTTAACATGGTTTACCCTCCGTTGTGATATAAGATTTATCGCATATCATAACGAATAAAAATCCCGCGGTCAAGCGGGATTATTTTTTCAAAAATTAGCGTCGCTTGCGCTTGGCCCTTATAGGCTGGCGGCGCATCGGTTTGGGCTGCCGTTGCTTGCGTTCAAATTCTTCCCATTGCTCTTTGCCCCAGAACAAACGGCCAAACAAGTTAAGCAGAAACACAATCATCCCCCCAGTCTTTTTGATCCCCGCGCTCTTCGGCTTCCCGATAGCCCACGGTATAAGCGGTTATTTCCTCCGGTGTCATGTCGGCAAGCTCAACCCGGTCGGTCGAGTAGGTTGCCCCCTTGTAATAATGCGGATTAAACCCGCGGCCATACCAAAAGTCTGCGCCCCCACGATCAAACGGGCCGCCGTGTCGTTCGTCATACGTCATGCGTCTACCTCCTCGGCCAGCGACCAGTGCGAATCAATGTTGTAGTTTTCCGGGTCCAGCTTGTGCAGTGCGACGTAAAGCTCCGCCAAATAATGGATCATGTCGCGGTCTTTATACAGCGCTTCATAATCTGCCTGTGCGGCTTCAAGGTATTTCTGTTCCATCTCATAATCTTTCATCACGCTTGCTCCCTGTGCTCATAGTTGTAGTTGAACTCCGCATCCAAATAATGCCACGCCTGTTCATACTCATAGTCGTAGTTATTCCCACCGTTATCTATTTCATCTTTAGCAATAAGATGCGCCCAATGATCTAAGCTAGGCTCGTGATTCAACGGTAACTCTTCTTCAAACAAAATGTTGTGTTCCATCTCATATCCTCCGTAAGTTAAAAGAGACTATGCGATATTATGCGATCCTATGGGACAAATCAAGTCCAAAATGAAATCCCAACAAATCGTGTCGGTTTCTTCGTAAAGCGGGTCGACTTCCAAGCCTTCCAGCTTCAGGTCCATCGCTGCGCTGGCAGGGTAAAGGCATATGCGCTGCGGCAGTGTCTTCGTCTTTTTCTTCAAGACCAAAACCCACGCGCTGGCATGACTGTGGTTTGAAAGCCAAGCCACTTGATGGGGACGCAACTCGACGGCTTTGCCCCCCGTGACCTTCAGCTCTACAAAATGAAAGTGTCCCTCTTCGTCGCAGATTAAAACGTCAGGCACCCCGGGCATAGCCCAAGTTTCAAGCCTAGTCGTTCTCAGCTTCCGCGATGTCTTTGAAATCCCCGTCTTCATCATTTGCCAAAAGTCGGACTCGCGCTTTGTCGCGGTTCTGGGGATTGTTTTGTCCTTCGGGAGTAACGTCGATAGTGATCGGGGCATAGCTTTGTTTAATCTCCTGCAACGCCTTCAGCACTTCATCTTTGCTCATGCTGTCGATGCTGCCGTGGCGTATTTCTGATTTGCTGACATAGATGTCGCCCTGCGCTTGCCCCCGTCGATATTCGGCTTGGACGGCTGCCGAATATGCGCCGTTCTGGAGTGCCATGTCACGGATCACCTGCAAGTCACGCAAATGCCGCTGGTATGTCACGCCAAACTTTTCGTCCAGTTCCGCCCGGTAAGCTTGGATCGCTGCCACAACATGCGGGCTTATGTGCGGATTGGTCAATTCGTATGCCCGGGTATGCGCCGAGCTAACAGGATACCCGGCATTGATTGCCGCTTCCCTCATGGTGATCTGGCCATCCTTCGAAACCAGCTCTTTGACAAACAGCTCTTGCCGTCGCGTCAATTGCTGCGTCCGGGTTGCCTTCGGTCTGCCGGGGCCACGCTTGGCCACGACAGGTGTGGATTTTGCAGTGTCGGTCTTCTTTGGTCGTGCCATGACAAACTCCAGTTAATTACCGATAGTTTACCACAAATTAACCGCTTTGTTTATATATAGCCAGAAAAATATTTTTAAAAAAAATTTGCCACGACCCCCTTAACGCACTTTCGCCCTCTACAGGTTACACAAACTTTGGTTACGTTACATTTTTGATTTCTACTTTGTGTTTCTTCTAAGTCTATATATATAAAAGACTTTTTGCCCAAAGTTACACGGTTACACCGGTTACGGCCATTTTTGCTAAAAAATATTTTTTTGATTTTGGCTCTATATATAAGGAAAGCGCGTTCAATTTGTTACCCCGTGGGCCGTGATCGACGCAAAAAGACCCCCGATCCGTGGACCGGGGGCCGTGGTTATTGAGGCATGGTCCAGTAGCCGTAGACGCATCGCTTATCGTCTCTGGAGCAATCGTAGGTGTCGTTGATAACACCGTCGATGACTGCGACGTAATGCTTAGATACTGAGCAGATGATACGTCCGCCCGGTAGCTCATCAGCTTTGAGGTGGACTTGGCACCCGCTGCCGATCTGCATCGTAGGGGTCCAGACGAAGCCTAGTTCAAGCATGTAGTCCTTAAACCATTTACGCTTGGTATAGATACCGTTACGGGCTGATCGGGACTGCTTGCCCGTGCGTTTCGATTTACGCTGCGAGGCGTTTCCTTCTGCCAGTCGGTCATAGACCTGTTGGTAGGGGAGTTGCGCTGCGATGGCGATGGCTCGACAAACGCAGTCGTCTGCGCTGCCTTTGTAGCCTGCGGCCTTTCGGCCTCCATCGTTGTAAACGAACACAGGGGTAGGGTTAGCTTCACTCATGGTGAACCTCCGTAGTTTAAATTGTCAAAGAGCGTGGGACTTGCCCGTCCCAATCGGCTGGCTTTTTCCAACCGATAAAGCATTATCGCATAAAATCGCATAGATGTCAAGACTTAATTTTTTAAAAAATTAAGTCGGTCGGAGCTTCGAGCAAAAAAGACCCGCGGTTCGCGGGTCAAGGACCGTGGCTGGCAACTGCTGGTCTATGAAAATTCTACCAGTAGTCGTCGATCTTCCCACGGGACATATCGGTCTTTCCACTTGTCTGCCTCTTCGGCGAGTTTGTTTTCGATGAATGGGCAGGTGACCCATGCGTGGAGACCGAGGTCTTCGGACAGTCGGAAGTCTTTGAAGAGGTGATGCCACTTATTGGCTTCGGTGGTGTTGCCTTCGAAGTCTGCCTCTTCGGCCCAGAACCGGCAGATGTCCATACAGGCTTTTGCTGTGAGGCTGCCGTCTGGTGTTCTTGTGAATTTGGGTCGTATGCCGTTCATGGTAGGTCGTCCTCATCGTTGTCGCATGTTCCATGTATTGATGCTACGTCTAGAATACCATCGACAATCTCGATATCATCTTCGTCATCCCAGAGTTCGGGTTGTTCTGGTTCGAGTTCCTCGCGCCAGACTACGCCAATGACGTATGCGGGGTTGAGCTGGACGATGGTGTCGTCGTCGAGCGTGATCTTCAGGGCTTTGTCATCCCACGTCCAATCGGTGACGTCTTTATAGATGAGTGGCTGCGCTTGGCCTGTAGCTGAGTGCATGTTGACGGTTAGGACTTTCATGATGTTTCTCCATTGAAGCTTGCCCGCTTCATCGGTTTCGTTCTGAAGAAGCCTTTGTATTGCGGATGCTCGTGCATGAAGAGCCGCGCATACAGGGCTATGTAGTCGTTGGAAATTCTGTAGTCGTCGCCGGTGGTGACGATCATGGTCTCCCACCGGATGCGATTAACGATTAGCCAAGCGGAAAAGCGAGAGTGTCCACCCTCGATAGCTTGGAAGGTGAAGCGTTCGAAGAGTTTATAGAACTCTGGGTTTTGTTTGTGCCACGCCCACCATTTTTCTTTGAGGTCTTCCTTCATGTAAACAACATGACGGCGATGCCAGCCAACAAGGCTCCTATTAACGCTATATAGAGTTTTGTCTTGGGTGGTTCCTCGACAGGCTCGAAGTCGTATATATCGGTCGCGCCTTCGGCTAACCTAGCCGCATCATCTAGCTGCAAGGCTTCTTTACCGAACAGTTCTTTGTGTGTGATGGGCTGCTTGATCCATTTTGGATCGTTGCCCTTGAGTAGCCATCTTATGACTTCGCCGCGTTCCCAGCGGTTGACTTTTTTGCGTCCGCGGGCTGCTTTGGACGGGACTTTCTTTGGTTTTGGGAAGTTACCGACCTTTAAGCGCCGGTAGACGGTTGGTACAGAGATATTAGCTATTTTGCATACTTCGTCGATGCTAATAAGTTCTTTCATGGTTCGTCTCCTTTGTTAATGACCATTCGAGTGTATGGGATAGTATGCGATGTTGTCAAGCGTTCAATGAACATTGTCGCTGCCCTTGTGTGTCACGCCACACTTATCGACGTGGAAGGCTGCGTTTGAGATGCACGATGAGAGCATTCCCATGGCGGATGCTGTATCGGGCGAGATGGCGATTAGGTGTGCAATGATTTGGGTAAGCGCCCCGCCAAGAGCGGGGCCTTTTTCGAGACCCATGGAATCAAACTTTTGCAGCAGTTCTACGGTGCAGTCTACTGCGTGGAAGAAATCTTCCTGCTCTTGTTCATCCGGTGAGGATTCGTTGCCATGCTTTTTCGAGTTCATTGACCTTCAACTTTTTTGTCTCTTTGTCCAGACTATCATCTTTCTCAATCGCGGTCATTTGTAGATTGACGACGCGGTTGATCGTTGAGACCGCCCAGCTCCAGTCGATTTCGCTTACGCGGTTGTTGGCTTCCATGTATCCACCTCTGCGTACCATTTGCCATTGCGGCTTTCGCAAACCTGCACGTTGATCCAATCGCCCTCTTGGCTCGTGAGCCATGTAGCGAGTTCTTCGCGCTTGATGCTTAGATTGACTTTAACCCAGTCGGGAGCGTTATCCCGTGGTTTTTTTGCGATGAGGCCATCGACGAATTGTTTCTGATTTTCCATAGTGTTCTCCTAAAAAAGAAATGCCCCTAGCCGGGGGCAACCGAACTAGGGGCGGGTCTTTTCACTACGGAGTGTGGCCGTGACCACGCGCTCCATTATACCACCACATATGGGATATTCAACTACTAATCCCATATTTCATCCGGATATTCTGCACTTTCCATGTTGTCGTGAATGTCTAGTCGACATGATCCACACCGCCTAACAAGGATTTCTTCTGTTTTTTCAACAATTTTAAGCTCTTGGCAGCACTTGGGGCACAAGTTCTGTTTGAGCCGCTTGTGTATTTCACCGGGCTCGTTCGACAAGTCGTTCGTCTGGGTCATGAACTACCTCACCCAATGTTTGCGATTCTTTGTACCAATCGAAGACGACGCGGAGCTGGCCACCGATGGTGCGTCCTTCGTTTTTCGACAACTCTTTTATCTCCTCGTAAACCTCTCTCGGCACGAGGACGCTTTTCCAACGTGTAGTATCCATTAACATTCCTCCGAAACTCCGATATGTGTAGGATATTATAAGAGAATATACAAAAATGCAAGAGAAATGGAGGTAAAATGACGTATGTGTTGTTCGGTCCGCCAATATTTTGACGTTTTCGTCGACCAAGAGGCCAATTTAACGTGGGATTTGGAGACGGATACGCTGACCAAGGCACGAAATCTCTATCTTGCAAAAAAGGTTGGTCTGCCGATCCCGAAGACAATTATTGGCCGTGGTCCGATGTTCGCGGCATTTGATCGTACTGTTAATGGTGCGTTGGGTAGGGCCATTCGCGACGAGCTGTAAAAAAATACCCCGCCGAAGCGGGGTCAGTTGAGGGGATCAGAGGTAATTTAATCATGTCGAGCAATATGGAGAAGTTATTTCGCTTCGCCCCACGACGGACCAATCTCGACGTCGCACTTGCTGGGCACTTCGAGCGGAACAGCATCTACCATGATTTTAGCGATTTCGTTGGCTTCGTCAACATTTTTGACAGACATAGCGATTTCGTCATGGATTTGGATCATGGGCAGGTGACCTGCTTTGTATAGATCGACCATGGCTTTTTTGGTCATGTCGGCAGCCGACGCTTGAATCAACCGGTTCAAAGCCTTGTAAGTATAGGCTCGCTTCAGTCTGGTCGTAGCGCCGTAGGTGTCGATTGCTTCTTTGTATGGCAGCGCCTTGTTCATCTCGAACGTGTCGGGCTCCCACAAGTCGAAGCGGCACTTGCGTCCAAGGATAGAGCGCAGCGATCCGCCAGACGTTTTCTCATTTAGCCGGTTCATCACGCCCGTCATCAGGCCTTTCACGAACGGAACGCGGTCATGGTATTGCTTGATGATGCCCTTGGCTTCTTCGACGCTGATGTCGAGCTGTTCGGACAGCTTGTTCACGCCCATGCCATACATCATGCCGAGGTTGATGGTCTTTGCCTGCTTACGCGGGATGCTGGCCATCTCTGCCACCATGGTATGGAAGTCGGTGCTGGGATCGTTGACGTAAGCTTCGACAAACTCCGCTGCGCCATCCAGTTCGATGCCTCGCATCTTCCCGTATACATGGGCATAATGGACCAAGATGCGCGGTTCTTGCTGCGAGAAGTCTATGGCTGCCCATTGTTCGCCCTCTTCGGGGAGGAAAAGCGAACGTATCATTGGACCAATTTCTGGGTCGCGGGCGGGAATTTGTTGAAGATTAGGATTGGACATGGAGATGCGGCCCGACACCGTACCGCCATCGTCTGATCGGATTTGATTTATATGAGCATGTATACGGCCATCACTGTGGCAGTGTTTCATGATGGTGTTGATGAAGGTGCCGGATGTCTTGTTAAGATTCCGCGCCTCAACGATGAGCTGCGCGAGGGGGTGCTGGTTTTCTTGGAGGAAGAGCTTCGTGAAGCTGGGTGCGCCCTTTTCGGTCTTTGGATAATGGATGCCGACTTTATCGAACGCTTTGGCAAGAGACTGGGCAGCCCAGATTTCAACGTCACCGCCAACCACGCTCTTAATCTGTTTCAGGACATCCCGTTCTCGCTTGAGGAGCATGTCGCGGGTCCGCTCCACGCGATCTTGGTCAACGCGAACGCCTCGCATGGTCATGTCGACGAGACATGGAAGCAGATCGAGTTCGAGGTTCGCGATAGGCCACAAAGCTTCTTTGCCAAGCTGGACGGAGAAGTAGTTCCAAAGTTCGAGGGTAAGTTCAGCGTCAGCTTCCGCGTATGGCCCGACGTACATAGCTGGCATCTTCCACATTTCAGCTTTTGGGTCGATGCCGAACTCCCGAGCGGCCTCGACGAGGGCCTTCTCTGATTTGGTTTTGTTCAGGTGATCGTAGGCCAGCGCATTGAGGCTGTAGCTGAAACGGTTTTCGTCCAGCAGCGATGCGACGACCATGGTGTCGATGATGCGGCCATTGACTTCGAAGCCTGTCGCTTTGATCCAGCCCAAGTCATATTGGGCGTTGTGCATGATCTTGTCGGCAGGGCATTCGAAGACTTTTTTGAGCCACCGATTGACGATCTTTTCGTCGAGGTTGCCACCGCCCATGTGGCGGACTGGTAAATAGCCCGACCAGCCGTCGACAGCGATAGCATACCCGACGATATAGCCGTCCTTCGTAGGCCAACCCGGACCGTTTTGTTTTAGGTTCGGGTCTTTTGTTTCCACGTCGATGGCAATCTTCGATGCCGACGTGATGTCAGGTAATTCGAGCGGAGGCACCCACTCACTTTTGGGTGCGAACATCGCAATCTGTAATCCTGCCAAAATCTGGTTCCTTTTCTTTTAGGGCAAATTCGCCGCCCAGTCCTGTATAGCCTGCCTTGTCGATCCACGAGTCGACGTGGTCGATGCTTTCCAAAAGCCTGCTTGTTTTGACCCAATCCATCATCAAGGCGACGTGGGCCGGGGTTATTCTACCGTGTTTTTTGATTGCGGTCTTGGCAATAACGTCCCAGCCGATAGCAATGCGCCTGTGGTTTGTCAGGGCATCGCCGTAGTCTTGGGCCCGTGGGCCGTTAATCAAGTCACGCGCTTGGTTGAGGATGTGGTCGCGCTTCATCAATGTTCCACCTGATTGATGTAGCCCATGAAAACGAACTCTTTAAGTTCGGGATCGTATTCGAACTTCACGGCAGGAATGTCTTCGTCTTTGACGTTCGGGTCGTTCCACATCTTTTCTACGCGGACGGTCTCGAAGTCGATCACCCCCATCTTTTTGTATTCTTCGCGCTTGGCTAATTCTTGGGCTCTCCATTCGTCATATGTCATTTTTTTCATTTTCGATCTCCTTTGGGTAATAAACTAAGACTAGCGAGTTGCATGTCGGACAAGAAAGATTGGTAATCATGCTGTCGTCGTAATCTTCATCGCCACCCCAGATCAACTCTGTTTTACAATGCCAACAGTTCATAAGTCGTAACTCCTTGAGATGTCTTCAGCCTCAACTAATTCAGCACCAACTAAGTCAGCCTCAACTAATTCAGCACCAACTAAGTAAGCCTCAACTAATTCAGCACCATGTAAGTCAACCCCTCGCAAGTCAGCCCCTCGCAAATTAGAGCCATGTAAGTAAGCCTCAACTAATTCAGCCCTAAATAAGTTAGCCTTAGATAAATCAGCCTGATTTAAATGTTCTTGCTCATAAGTGAAAATCACTTCGCCTTTTTTATTTTTAATTTCATTTGTCATTTGTTATCACCTTTCATCATATTGATTAATCACTTATTATCACTTCGCCTTCTGTCTCAATCCATACCTTTGCACCACACGATAATGGTTTGTCTGGACTGTATATGACAAAGCTCGGACCATTAATCTGAACAAAGTCACCTTTAGCATTTCCTCTTGAATGCTTAACAGTCATTACCGGTTTACGATCATCCGGGTTCTTGTTGTTATGCTTGATGTTGTGTTGGTTAATATGGATACGTTTAACAATTCCTTCTTTTAAGATCATAGGTCATAACTCCTTGATAAGTCTTCTGCGTCGACGATGTAGAGGTTCTGCTTGGTCCGGGTCACGCCGACGTAAAAGACCCGGTGCATATCATCTGGGTTAATCCTCATTTCTTCGTCGGCTGCTGGACTAAGGTCCGTAAACAGCACGACGTTATCTGCTTCACCACCTTTTGATCCGTGGATCGTGGACGCTGTAATGCGGGGTATGCCATTGAACTTCTCACCGCGGCGTAACAGAGCCGTGATGTATGCCCGGTCCGTCTCGGGCAGCTTGTCCATTGCTTCTGACCAGATCATATTGCTGGTGGCCAGCAAGCCATGGTTAACGGACAGGTCTTGCATGTTAACCAAGTCGGTATCTTCTATGCCCGGCAGCTTCTTAAAGCCCCGTGTTACGCGGGTTCCGATGGACATGAAGCCGTAAATCTTGCGGGCAACTTCGCCCGAGATTTCCTTTCCTTTCCGCAATTGCTCCCAGCCGTTTACAGCGTCAGAAACTTTTTCGCTGATGGACCGGTGGCCGCGGTAAGTGAACAGGTAACCGTTTGATTTTAAATCATTTGCCACGGGCTGTAGCTGGTATCCGGCTTGGGACAAAATGAGCCACGAGCCTTGTGTCATGTCGAGCGTGTTGATAGTGTTAATTCGCGTCACATTGCCGAGTTCGTCACGAGGTTCATACCGCTTCGGAAATCGTCTGGCGATGCGACGCACGACATTTTCAGCCACTTCATGCACACGCCGGGGGATACGGTAGGACTGCGACAGCGTCTCTGATCCACCGGGCAGGTTGATGAACCGGTCGACGTTAGCGCCAGCCCACCGATAGATTGCCTGATCGTCATCGCCTGCGGCATACATGCGCTTGGAGTTAGCATCCAAGATGTCGGCGATATCCCATTGCAGGTTGCTCAAGTCCTGCGCTTCGTCGAGGAAGCACAGATCAAACTCTGGGCAATACTTGTCAGACTGCCGCACGAACTCTTCCAGCATGTCGGTAAAGTCGTAAACACCCATCTTCTCTTTGTATTCGCGCAGGCATTTGTCGACGTAGTTGACCGTGTTCCAGTTAGCTTCGATGTGGCTCATGTTGTATTGGTCGCGCAGAGAAACCTTCCGCAGCCGGGCTAGGTTAATCAGCCCCAGCACAGGATCGTTGGCCGCGGTCATTGAAGGGACGTCTTCGAACTGGTCGTGTTTTGCGCCAACTAGACTGACGCCGATTGAGTTCCCAAGCTCTTTGTAGTTCTGCGGCTGCATCACCTGCTCGGGTCTAATATCTGTGGAAGTTAGCGCCAGCGAGTGCAGGGTGCGGAAATAGATCAGGTCTTTCTTGGGGTCCAAGCCAAACCGTGCGGCAGCGCGTTCTTTTGCTTCGTTGGCGGCCTTCCGGGTAAACGCTAAGAAGGCTATGCGGTGTGGGTGAATGCCGCTTTCTAGGGCGTCATCCACCATGTTCAGCAAGGTGGTGGTCTTCCCGGTGCCGGGAGGCCCGAATATCCTAAACATTCTCTTCCTCTATCTGTCTGACTATTTGGCGGATGCGCTCACGGGTTAACCCATAGATCACCCCGATGGCGGTAAAGGTCATGCGCTTGCACTTCCAAAGGTCGTAAATCTCTTTGTTGCGCTTGATGTACTTCTGCTTTGTCAAAACGGTGCCCCCTGCGTAGAACCAAACTCTGGCGGATTGATGTCGATGTCTGCGCTATCAAACGACGGTATCTGCCAGACACGAACGGCACGGCCCTTGATCTTCAGGACAACGCTTTCGCCATTGATGTCGCGTAACCGCTGGGCAATTTTGTGCGACTTGTATTCAAAGAACTTGTTCTTGCGTAGAAACGCTTCGAAATCTTTCAGGCGGAAATAGGTGATGCCTTGTTCTTCGTCGGTCCATGGGCGACGGAGCAGGATTTCTTCTTTGTCCTGCGCCTGCTGTAGATGGCGGCAGAACTCTTCGAGGTAATCGTAGAACTGGCCGCTGATGCTGGCATCTTGTGCCACTTCGATGATTGCGCTTTCGTTGTCGCGCATCTCAGTCAGCAAGGTGCTGATGCGGCCTTCCCATTGCTGCTTGGCCACGGAGCGTGGCATGAAGTTGAGCTGTTCCATGCAGGCTCGCTGGAACGTCATCTGGTTTATCAGGGCTTCGGTATCCAGCTCCAGAGGCTCGCCGTTGACGTCCATGAACCACACGGGAGGGGTAGAGTTGTACTTCCGCAGGTTAGCGATTGTGGCCCCGGATACAGCGGCTCCTACGCCGTGTTTGCGGGTGCGGCACAGCTCTTTATTGCAGTGTGCGCTTATCGGAGCGTCGTTGCACTTGTAGGCGTAGTCTTTGCGCTGCACCTGCTTGGCGACTATGTTGACCTCCGGCAATGGCAATGGCGGAGATAGGTACTCCATGTTGTAGCGCAATATCTCGGATTCCCAACTGTCAGGATATGCTTTGCGTAGATATACCCCGAGGTTGAATAGACCATTATTTCTGCCCCCTTCGCTGATACCGGCTTTACAAAGTATTTGTAAGCAAGGCGGGCCATCTTGAAGCAGTTCGGTCTCACCGTTGCCTACGACTTGCAGCTTAACGACTTCTTCGGGCGTTTGAACATGTTTATCGTACAGCCCGTAAAACTCTTCTAGCGTAGCGGATGTGCCATCGTCGAGGAATGCGTAGCGCAGTCCGTTTTCGTGATCGTAATATGGCAGGTTGAGAAAGTTACCTACGTCTCCGCGATCCAAATGTAACTTAATTTGCTTTGGGAATATCTCACTCTCGCCATAGCCGAGGGCCGCGGACATATGTTGCAGAGCCTTCTGCATGTCTTTTGCTTCGACCCACTCGGACGAAAACAGGTAACAGTGCGCCCCGCCCGACTTGGAGCGGCAGACGACCAGCGGCAATTTTAAGCGCCGAATTTTTTCAACCAAAAGCTTGTGGTCCAGCGGGTACTGATCGACGTCGATGCAGCCCCATTTGCACATGTTGTCTTCGTTGATAGGGATAATGCCCAGTCCAGCGCCTTTGCCGGACAGGTGGTTTTCCCAAAGCTTCTCGGGCCGTGGTTGTCGGATGACGCCAGCCTTACCTTTGGTTTTAGCGCCGGTCCCTGTTTTTTCTATCTTGAAGTAGCCATAAGCTTCCTTCAGGCCATCAAAAATGGCCGCAAACTTTTCTGCTGACATTGTTGCCCCCTACGGAAAAAATACGGCGGAGCCGAAGCCCCGCCGCAACGATGACTTAAAACGGTGTGTCGCCGCCTGTTTGATCTTCCGTATGTTTAACAACAACATCACCCGCAGTGATGCTGTCAGCAAACGCTTTGGCTCGACCGTACAAACCTGCATCAGTGATCGGGCCGTCTACCGACATTTCCCAGCCGTGCCACGAGCCTTTGGAGTTTTCCTCTTGGATCGTTTTCAGGTGGTAGATGTGCGAGAAACGCGGTGGGGTGAAGGGACCGTTCTTGCCCTGCATCTGGCGCGAAGCCATCATGCTGTTCCACTTACGCGACTTTTTGAGCTGCGTAGATTTCATGGCAATAAGAGCGGTCTCAGCGCCACCGTCTTCGTTCAGAAGAACGACGAAGTGCTGATGGGTCTCTTCGATGTACTCGCCATTGCCGCTGACAACGTAGTCTTTGTTGTCGTCTGCGGAACGTTGAGTTTCGGGACGGTTGTCACCGGGCTCGTAAATTGCCACGGGCGCACCGGTTCCGCTGCCACGCGGAGACCACTGGATGAAGCGACGCTGGTAAGCACAGGGGATCACGCGGATGCCGTCCTTACCTTTGTAGATTGCACCAGTGACGGTGTTGTAAATATCGCCCTTACGAGCATTTTCGTTCTCGTCCAACACAGAGTCATTGCCTGACAGAACTTTAAGGAAGGGAAGCGCGAGGTCTTCCTGTCCCATGTTCTCCATGCCACGGCCTGCATCGGCTTCAAACATTGATGGATCGAACTCCATGATTGCGGAGTTTTGCTTCGTTGCTACTGATTTGCTAGTCATGATTATTTACCTCTCTTGATAACTGCACGTTGGCCAACCCATGCTCCAAAAAGCTCCATAGGAAACGCATCCCCTTCTTCCACGCGTTCTTTTACGAAAGCGCGTAGCGTCTGCGGATGGATTTCGGTCTTTTGCTCGGGAACATAGCCTTGTTGCTGCGCGAACGCAGCGAACGCACTTGCTTGATCGTCTTCTCCACGTCCAAACTGGCACAAGACAGTATTTTTGATAATGTCGTCGTACCCGTTGTCGCGTAGCCACTCGTAAGCGGCGGGACGGTTGTCCATGAGGATTGAAGCCCCATAGGTTTGCTTAACCTCGACGGTCGAGCCGTCATCAAGGCTAAACGAAGAGATGCCGATTTCAGCAAGCATTGCTGGCATTTCTTCATCCGTGAGCTTCAGAAGGGACTTCTTCTCGTCCTTGAGTTTTTCCTCAAGGTTTTGAATCCGTTCTTCTTTGTCTCGGATTTGGCGGGCCAACGCGGCTACAGAAGTAAGCCCCTGTTGGTCTACTTTTTCTACAGACGAAGCTAGGGTCTCCTCGAAGTCTTGCTCCATCAATTTCGTCAAGTCATCACTCATCGTGTTTCTCCTGTCGTGGTTAAAGGCACCGGTTGGGCCTTGACAAAAACAGATAATATCTTATATCATAAATCTGTCAAGCGGTTTTTTTTCACAGGACACACAAAATGGGATTCAAGTTCAAAACACAGCCCTACGACCACCAGCGCAAGGCGCTCAAAGACTCGTGGTCCGCGGAGTATTACGCGCTCTTCATGGAGATGGGCACGGGGAAGTCGAAGGTGGTTGTCGACAACATAGCCATCTTATACGAAGCCGGGAAGATCACAGCGGCATTGATAGTCGCTCCAAAAGGAGTGTACGACAACTGGGTCCGCGGGGAGATACCCGCGCATCTTCCGGACAGGATCGTGCGCCACGTCATGCGGTGGAGCCCCGTGAAGACGCAGAAGTACGAGAACGAGCTAAAGGACTTCATCGTCGACAAAGACCAGAAGCTCAAGATTTTCGTCATGAACGTCGAGGCGTTTTCGTCGGAGCGCGGCTTTGAGGCAGCGCAGGCGTTCTTGTACCAGAACCCGAACAACATGATCGTCGTGGACGAAAGCACGACCATCAAGAACCGCAAAGCGCAGCGCACTGCCAACCTGATAAAGCTGCGCGATTTGGCCAAATACCGTCGCATTCTGACTGGTTCGCCAATCACCAAGAGCCCAATGGACCTGTTCAGCCAATGCGAGCTGTTAAAAGAAAAGTGCCTCGGGTTTAACAGCTACTTTGCGTATCAAAGCAGGTACGCGAACGTCCAGAAGCGCACCATGGGCTACCGGAGCTTCCAGCAAATTGTCGGCTACCGTAGGCTGGACGAGCTGTCTGAGAAGCTGGACAAGATTAGTAACCGGACGCTGAAAGAAGACTGCTTGGACCTGCCAGAGAAGGTCTACATCAAGCGGTTTGTTGATCTGACGCCCGAGCAAGAACGTGTCTACAACCAGATGAAAAAGCTGGCGCTGGCCAAGCTGGAGACTGGAGAGTTAGCGACGACGGCCAGTGTGCTGACGCAGATCATGCGCTTGCAGCAAATCTGCTGTGGCCACTTCCAGCCCGACGATGAAGACATCAAAACCCTGAAAAACAACCGCATGAGCGAGTTGATGGATTTGATCGAAGAGGTCAACGGTAAGGCCATCATTTGGGCCACCTATACGCACGACATCCTGAACATAGTGGCCACGATCAGGGAGCGGTTTGGCGAGGACAGCGTGGCGTGTTACTACGGCGGCACTCAGCAAGACGACCGGCAGGACATTGTGAACCGTTTCCAAGACAAGCGTGACCCGCTGCGGTTCTTTGTGGGTCAGCCCAAGACAGGCGGTTACGGCATCACCCTGACGGCGGCCAACACGGTCATCTACTACTCAAACAGCTATGACTTGGAGATACGCCTGCAATCGGAAGACCGGGCGCACCGTATCGGCCAGACAAACAAGGTCACCTACATTGATCTGGTCTCGCCTAACACCATCGACGAGAAAATCCTCACCGCGCTGCGGAGCAAGATTGATATTGCCGGGGAAGTGCTTGGCGAAGACGCCAAAGATTGGCTGCGTTAGTAAGCGTCCCGCTTACCCGCCCGGATGACCTCTAGGAACCGCTGGGCTTCCTCTTGCGACATGGGGCGCATCTCTTCATGCAGCTTTTCGTCATAGGACCGCAGTTCTTGGTGCGAAGGGGCCGTGGGCCATTTGATCCCGCTTTGCTGTGCGCGTTGCGCGGCTTCTTCTACGTCTAGGATTTGTCCATCCCAAACCGTTGGGATCAAGGTCGGTGTCCCGTCTACGTCAATTTGCGCCGTATACACGGTTGAGACAGAGCCATCTTCATTCTGGACGGCTTTACCCTCTGCAAGGTTGCGGTAATGGTGTTCTAGGATAGGGTCCATTATGGTGTTTCATCCTTGCTTTGTTCGTACAACGCCTCAAGCGTTCCTAGCCGAATAGTTAACTCATGTACGCGGTCTTGTATCCGTCGCAATTCTTGTATGTTTCTGTCTGCTGCCTCAAGCAAAATGTCTTGTCGAGCATCTGCGGGTAACGAGCCAAGTTCCCCCCGAGGCCATTTGATACGAAATTCTGTGTTTGCGTTTACTTCAACCGCCTGCATTTCTATATTGTGTTCAAGTGTCGTGAGCCGCGATTCGACTGTAAAATACGCCATCGTCGCTGCCGCTGTAACAAAGATCATCGCCAGCAAGTTTTTCAGCGGAATGGTCAGGTCTGTGTTTTCGCTTATTTTTGCCATAGCACGAGGGTAAACTCCATTAGCCTTTCTATTTCGCGAACGGCGCGTACTGCCGGTAGAAGTCAATCCCGCGCTGCGCTTTCGGACCTTTCGGCTGTTGCTGCATGATATTTGGTATATACGGGCGTGTAACGGCCTCTTCTTCCATAGGTTGGGCAAAGATGTTCCCGATGCCTGCCATCAGATATTCGCTGTTTGCCCGGAAATCTATGTCTGGCGGAGTGTAAGACACCGTGCCGAGGTCATCAGGTCTACGTCTTGGACGCGGGGATGGATCAGCCCCGGGCGTTCTTTGGAAAAACTGGCCCATGCCTGTAGCTGCTGTTGTTGTAGCTTCTGCGGAAGACCTTGCTGGAGACGGAAGGATTTCGCCGCGATCCACGCCATGGATTTGTGCGACGTAGTTGCGGGTCTCTTCAAACGGAGGAAGACCGCCATATTTGCGGACATTACCGGGGCCCGCGTTGTAAGCAGCGAGGGCCAAGGGCACAGTGCCAAACTCGTTCATCATGCGACGCAGGTAACGCGCCCCGCCACGAGCATTGTCGAGGGGGTTGTTTGGATCAACGCCCATCTCACGGGCCGTGGCAGGCATGAGTTGCATCAAACCAATCGCGCCAGATTCACTTCTGGGGCCTTGGCGGCCTTTATTTTCGGTGTACATCACGCGTAAATATAGCTCTGGATCGACGCTTTCTTCCATGGCGACATCGACCGGGTCAAACCCGTAGTCGTTCATCACCTTCTGGCGCATTTCCGCCAAAGCCTCTTCCGTAATCGCGTCTACTGCGCCGCCTTGGCTAAAAAGCTGTGCCTGTAGCTGCTGTTGTTGTAGCTGCTGCTGTTGGTATGGCTGCGGAAGACCTTGCTGGAATTGAGTTTGGAACTGCTGCGACATTGGGCCGCCGCCGAAACCAAAGCTTTCCTCTACGCCAAAGTGAGCGCGTTCAGCCTGATCCACAAGATCAACAAAGTGATCTACTTTTTGGGTTTCTTTCTGAACCTGCGGGCCAACGTAAGTTTGGGCTAAGTAATTTCTATAAACGTTTAAGGGCTGAGATTGCATCATGCCCATTTGATTATGGAAATTCTGGTTCATTTGCTGGAACAAGCCACCAATACCTTGCATTTGCCCAAGAGCAGGCGGCCCTTCAGAAGCTGGGACAGGGGCTTGAGCTTCTTCGCCAAGGGCTTGGGAAAGAGAAGCACCCGTAGTTTGTGGTTTTATAGAGTTATGAAATGCTAATCCGGGAACCATGCCACCCTCCTGAAATCCCATGGCAGACGAGCCGAATCCCGACATGCCCGCTAAACTTACTTCTGGGGTCGACCCGAAGTTTTCCCGACCGGCTACATAATACTGACCCGGCGATGTCATCACCTGCTGCGCTGTCGCTGCGGTATTACCACGGCGGATAGCGCGGCTTTCGGCCTGCTTCAGGAACGTGTCGACGTCTGTCTGGCCAAAACCCGGATTGTTAGGCGCGACGGGTGCGTCACCGCCTTTGAACACCGGAGCGGTGCCAAACCACTTGCCCGGCGACGCTACTGTGCCAGACCATTGGTTATACGGCGTTGTGCGGTCAGTCGCGTTCCAGTCGGCAATTTTCTTGTTATAAGCTTCAGCCTTCTGCTTCCACGCGTTTAGATCGGCGTTGTACTTGTTCACCGTCTCGTTGAACGCATCTACCTTGGTCTGATACGCCCCTGCATCGGTGCGGTACTGCTCCAATGCCTTGTTGTAGAGGTTAATCCTGTTGTCGTAGTCGTTCAGGATGTCGCGATCAGCTTGGTAGTAACGAGCTTGCGGGCTGGCATACTGGAGGATCGACATATTAACCCCCCATCAAGCTGCCAATGCCGAGAAGCTCGCGGTCCTCGGGGAATAAAGCTGCATACTTAGTCCGATCCACAGGGCCCGAAGACTGGATGGGTGGCCGTTGTGGGGCCGCAGACGCCAGTTGAACCGGACTAGGTGCAGCCCCGCCGCCCTGAGTGGGAAGTTGGGCGGGCGGAACCAGTGCCCCTTGCTGGTTAGGCGGGGGCAAATTCGGTGACGGAGGAGGAATATCCTCACGCTCGCGCATAAATTCGCGCTCGACACTTGGGTAAACGTCGACGACCGGACGGAAGCCCAAATCGGCAAGTATCTGGCCGGCACGTTGCATGAGACGCATTTTTTCGCGCTGGCTACGCGGACGACGCATCATGGTCGCCAACAATTCTGGGTTACGCATTAGCTCGCCCATAACGTCGGTCTGCATGGAGGCAGGCAGGTCGGCAAAGATACGACGCATGGTTTCTGCACCGCGTCCGGCAGCGATAAGAGCGCCGGGGCCAGATTTCCCACCAGTGATAAGGCTTTGTGCTTTTGTACCCAGTGCCGAACCGGTGATGCTGAGGTAGAAGTCGAGGATTGGACCTGCGCGTTCTACCAGCTCGCCAATTTCACCTGTCTGCTCGGAAGCCTCAAACTTAACCATCTCGGTCAAGTAGGTTTTGAGGTTTGTCGCTTCAGCTTGGTTGATAATGCCTTTTTCAAGCATCCAATCCATCAGCGGAATACGGCCAGAAGACCCACGAATAGGTCTGAACATCGCATCATAAAGAGTGCTTGGGCTAAACTTGCCAGAATGGCTGCCGCCAGCTTTGGTCGCAGCCCATTCCAAGAGGGCCGACTTGAAGCCGGTCATAGCTTGTTCGCGGAGCTGCGGGTCATCCGTTCCTTCAACAACCGCCAGCAAGCGGTTTAAGCTGCGGATTGGAGCGAAGTTCTCGGGGTTCAAAGCTTGTGCAATCGCAGTGGTCGGGCTTTCAGTACCAAACATGCGACGGCCTGTTTCTCTGTCCACAACCGGGTTCATCAGGTTGTAGAAGCTCATTTGAGCCCGCTCTTCAGCAATTGCCTTACGACGAGCCTGCGAGGTCTCGTCCAACAAGATGTTTGCGGTTTGCGCGTCCATCAAGTCGCGACGAAGCGCCGGGAATTGGCTCAAAACGTCTTCGTTTTGCTGCATCCAGCTCTGGAGCCGCCGCGGGTTAATTTGACCGGTTTCTGGGTCAAAGGCCGCGGCCCGTGCGTTACGCAGAATTTGCTCTGTCACGCCACGCAAGGTGCCAATCGTTTCTTCTGCACCTTCCAAACCTTCACGAGCGGCAAAATTGCCGATTTCGTTGATCTGCATGACGCGGACATAGGTTGGATCGTTACCGGCTTGCAGCAAACGGCTGGCCAGAAGCTCTGGTGCAATACGATCCCCGCCGGTGCGTGTCGTTGCCATCGCATCGCCTGCAAACGAACGGGTAAACGTGTCGTTTAAAGCGCGAGAGTAAGCACGAGCCATATCGTAGGCGACGCGGTAGTTATCTTGGCCCGGCCCGGCAGGCACGTTCGACAAGTCGCTCAACATGGCATCGGCCATATCAAACGCCATGCGAGCGCGGTTTTCTTGGCCGTTAGCCATTGCAGTACGACCGTATTCCAGCGCCAAAGAGCGCATTTTGGTCAGGTCGTTTGACGTCAGCTCGCCAGTGATCTGCGAGGCACCTGAAGCGGCTGCCGCTTGGGCTTCACGCGCTTGCAGAGCCATCAAGTTGGCTTGTGCATCCAAGGCCGCAGCATACGCAATGTCCCGTGGGCCGCGTTGGCTGGTCGGGGTAGAGCGAATATTGTCTGCGGCACTACGCAAGTTGCTGATGATCGCGTCGTCGCTAAGATTTTGGCTGCGTTGACCATTCAAGAACGTCTCAACAGCGCCTTCGTTAGCGGTTCCGACAAGACGGTTTGCGGCTGTCTGGGCCGCGGACCGCGCAGAGCGAAGCTGTGGCGAATCCGGCTGGAGCATGGTGCCCAGACCAAGCTCGTTTGCTTTACGGCTGACGAACGATGCCAAAGCGGGCATCGAACGCTCATATTCGTCGCGGTATTCCTGCGGCGCGTTTGCAAAAAGCTCGCGCCAACGCTGAATAAACTGCGGGGTCGTGGAGGCGTTGCCGTTCGCATCGACAAACGTGTCGATTGTGATGTCCGGCACTGCGCCCCAAAGCTGGCGTTCTTTGTCGCGAGCAAGGCGCATTTGGTTTGTTACGACGTCATACAGGCGCTCAGAAAGCCGGACGTTGGTGCCTTCCGTAAAGCCCACGCGCTCAAACGCATCCAATACGCGTGTGGTGGCGTCGGTCATGCGGTTATTCAAGTTCGCCGAGAAGACTGATTCGGCCAAGTCGGCAGCTTGCTGCAATGCGGCTTGGTCGCCAGTTTGAGCCATGGCCAAGATGACGTTACGCAGGGCTTTGATTGCAGACTTCGAACCTGCGACCCGGTCTTTACCCAAAGCACCATCGAGCTGCGCCAAGCTGGCTTCAATAGCCAACATCGCCGGATGGCCTGATTTGGCACCGGCAGTAAGCGGAATAGGACGGCCATTTTCGTCAAGCAGCAGGTTGGATAGGTCGTCGGAAGCCAAGCGGTCGATGACGTTGTTGACGCCGCTACGCATTGCTTCGGTTTCCGCATCCTGCTTGATACGGTTCAATTCTGCCGGATCGGTTACGCCGCGCTCACGCGCTGCTGCAACCGCAGCATCGCCGACGCCTGCATTTTGGGCCCGGCTGAGTTCGTCAGCTTCCAGAATTTCTACGATGCGGCCAACCGCTTGGTTTTGACGCGCATTTTTGATGGGCGACAGAACTTGGCGAAGGCCGCCTTGTCTATATTGGTCGCGAACGTTCCTTAAAATAGGCATGATGTTGCCTGCGTTATAAAGAAGCGCAACAGTCGGGTTACCGATGATGTTAGAGCCCACGCTACCAATCGTCTCGTATGCCAGACGAGTAAGCGGATCGCCGGGTGCGCGTTCTTCGGCCATGCCCGCGCCAACTACTTGACCCGTTCCGGCTATCATTTCTGCCGTAGTCGTAAAGATAGGTGCGGATCGTGCGGAGGCACCCATACGGCCAAGCAGGTTTTCTGCACCCTGCACCAAACGAACGCTGCGCGGAGCCGTTTCAATGCCGCGGGACGCGAGGTTTGTCAGGTATTCCGCGGTGCCAAGACTGACGTTTCGGCTCACGGCAAAAGGCATAGGCAAGAAGGCCACAACACTGGCCGCCGTTTTGCCCTGCTCATACGCTGCGGTTTGACCCGGCAGCAACGGACGTTCTGGTCCCAAGACGGCGTCTGTCAGTAGCTCGCCACCTTTGTATCCAAGCAAAGAAGCGCCGATACCGGTAACCGTGGCAGCCGCTAGTCGACCAAGCGGATGCGGAATAGGCAACTTCGCGCCAGCACGAGCGCCAGCAACAAACGCCCCGCCACTGGTCGCAGCAGGAGCAATTTCACGCTGAAAACCGGCAAGAAACGTGCCGCTTTCAATCGGGTTACCTTCGGTGTCCGTTGCGAACAGCGTAATGATCTGCTCGTCCGTCAAGCTGCGCTCTGCCGGAGCTAAGTTACGCGTGGTAGGGCTGTAATCAAAAAAGCGAGCCGTGCCGTCACGAAGGCTTTCGTAAGTGAAAGCATCCGGATTCTCTTGTTGCAGTTCGCCAGCCAAGGTCCGGGCGATCACTCGCGCCGCGCCTTCGGGGCTGTTCTGAAACCGCTCAACAAAGGCATCAAACTGCGGCTTGTCAAAAACCGCAGGGTTGATGGGGTTCAGCGGCGGAAGTTCCGGTGTAGTTGGGGTTCCTTTTTCATCTGCCATTAGTTTTCCCCGCCTCTGCTTTGTCTAATCACGTCTTGCAGAGACTGTACCGCATCCGGGTCTAGTCGAGGACCGATAGCACCGGTGGGCACGGTTTGTAGCAAGCCGAGCAGACGTTCAATTTCAAAGTTGTTTGCCATCACCGATTGGCGAGTTCCCGCATCTTCAATACCCGTCTGCAATGCTTGCAGGTTGGCTCGTTGCTGCGCCAAAGCCAAGTTTTTGAGTTCAACAAGCTTATTCGCTTCCGTCTCAGGGTTAGTGAAGAAGGCTTCCGGATCGGGGAATAGTGCCCCGACTTTTTCCATTTCTGCAACCGGGAACCGAGGGTTAACCACGAGAGCCGAGCGACCTAGAATAGTCAGGCCGCGCAAGAACTGACGGTTTGCCTGCGTATTTTGGAAGGCATCGCGGGCCGCGGGGATAGCACCAGCAAACGTGCGGTCGAGGAAGACAGCAAAGCCTGCGTATGGACCGGTGCCGTCTCGTGCTGCTCGCATCGCATCGCGAACAAACCCAGCTTCTGCACTCGACAGAGCGGTGGGGCTGCCTGCCTCGCCACCACGAGAAATAAGACCCAACTGCTCGTCCATTTGAGCAAGCTGGTTGCCAGCCATGAGCTGAATACGCTGACGCGACGCAATGTCGGCGGCAATCGTATCGCTGAGAGGCTGTGCATCCGACGGCATGGTGCGGATTTGCGGGCCATTTTCGCCTTCGGTAACAAAGGTGCGGCCACCGTCGTAGCTGAGACGGACGCCAACGCCTTCGATGCGGTATGCCTTGGCCTGCGGAGTGGAGTCCGCGCTGACCGTACCGATGGTAAAGACAGTGGTTCCGGCTTGCTCGTTTGCCGCATTTGCTTCTGCAATACGTGCTGCGCCTTCCGCCGTGCTGATGTCGATAAACGTCGTGAGACCGTTGCGGGTGTCACGAAGCACACGATAGTCAGGCTCTTGGTTGGCCACGCTTGCAAGAAGGTTCGTTTCACGAGTGCGTGGGTTGACCGCGTAAATTTGGCCTTCCACCGTAACGATCTGGTTCTTGTCGCCTTGGAACAGAACAGACGTTGTACGCGTTTTAGGATCAAAGCCCACCAGAGTGCCGTCAACATTGTGAACGGTCATCTCTTGATCGCCTTTGTTCTCAAACATCACGTTGCCGGCAGCGTCAAACACTTTCTGACCCGAGGACAAGGTTGTGCGTCCAGTGCCTTGGTTGCGGGCCAAAACATTACCAAAGGTGTCGACCAGAACTGAGCCTTCCGATAGTGAAATCGGACTAGCATCTCTGGCCACGGGCACTTCACGAAGTTGTGCGCCGGGGTTCTGTTCTTGGATCGCGAGCCAGCTCGAACGAGTGAGCGGCTGTCCACCAACAATCAAGTTACCATCTTGGTCGTAAACGTTGTAAAGCTTGTCCAAGCCTTCGTCGCCAGACTTCAATTGTTGAGCGCGTTCTGCGGCAAACAAACTGCCCGAGGACTGCAATGCTGCAAGGTCCAACTGGCGTTTTTGTGCCCGCTGGGCATCTTTGACCTTCTGGAACTCGCCAGCTCGTGCGCCGATGTTGCCAAGCGGCTGCACAAACGAAGCAGCAAGCTGCTCCGCAGGCGAACCACCCGGTTTAGCGGCACCAGAAGCGAATATTAGGCCGCCCTGTGCTATATCAAATAGCATCTGCGCTTGCGTCATCTTCCGCTGCTCATCAAGCGCCGCCTGTTCCTCCGAGGGGTTCAGGATGGATTGGTACAACGCTTGCTGTTCTCTGAAGATTTCACCTTGGCGACCACCGACAGGAGGCTGACCCCCATCCTGCATGTAAGCTACGGGGCCGCCACGATTAAAATTTACAGGAGCTGGGCCTCCTTGACCCGGCATTGGTGCTTCTTCCGCACCCATATTGACCGTCGACATGATGCCGCCAGCCATATCACCTGTAACAGGGGTGTTCATTGCTTCGGGAGCCATGCTTCCGATGCCCTGATCCACCGCCGCAATCTGCATGATGGGCTGAACCAGCGTCAGAACCGAGTCTGGCGTCTGTGCCGCATCTGCATCACCAACCAACCCGGCCAGCTCTTGGCGACGCTCTTGCAGAGGTGCCTGATCGCCGCGGATCGTGTTGATGATCTGCTCGTAATCTTCGGTTTCGGCTGCCGCATCCAAGTTACCAAACGATCCAGCGGCTTGCTGGAGCATTGATTCGAGGACCGCGGGGTCTATGCCTTGCTGCATTGCCCCCATTGCGGCTTGATCCATGCTTGCTCCCGGGGGAACAGGCATAGCTGCCGCGGAGGGTGCTGGAGGCATCCCCGCTTGACCCATGGGCATCCCTTGAGGTGCCGGGCCTGCCATCGGAGGAGCCATCATCGGATCGCCCCCTGCTTGCATACGACGCACGTAACCGCCATTGCGGAACATTTGTCTGTCCATCACGCTTCTATTCATCATCCAAATAACCCCGCTTTCTGTGCGCCTGCCGCCGCCGACAGTCCTGCTATGCCAAGACCCAGAATAGACTGGGCTGGCGATTGCTGCGGCGCTGTAACTGCGGTGATACTTTGTTGAGACGACGGAGCGCCTTTATAAATATCTGACAAGAACGCCACACGTTGATAAGGCTCGTAAAGTTGCTGCAATTCTGTCTGCCGCTGGGCTTCCAGAATGGCTTGCTGTTGAGCTTGTTGCTGTTTGCCGACATCGAACAAGAAACCGGCTTCTTTCTGACCCAAGGCTTGACCAAGCTCGCCGAGCGAGGCCTGACGTAGGCCAAGAGTGCCCAGAGCTTCGCCTTGTGCAAGCCCGAGCTGACCGTATTGAGTACCCAGAGTGCCAAGACCCTCGCCCAAACGACCCATGAGTTCTTGACCCTGAATGCCGAGTGCGCCAGCGGCTTGTGCGCCTTGGACGCCCAGTCCGGCTTGCGCCTGACCAAGCTGACCAGCCTGCATTGCAGCCTGTGCCCCAAGTTGTTCTGCGGACAGACCCGTTTGACCGGCCTGCGCTGCAATATTTGCTTGAGCTTGTGAGCCCTGAAGGCCCAAAGCACCGGATTGACCGGCAAGTTGACCCGCAAGCTGTGCTGCGGCCAACTGTTGCTGACCCGCCGCAGTTTGCGCGGACAAACCAAGCTGGCCGAGTTGACCAGCTTGGGCTGCCGCTAGTTGCTCTGCTGACAGACCTAATTGACCTGCTGCTTGAGCTGCTTGAAGAGCAGTACCAGCGCCTTGAGCGCCGAGGGCCCCGGTAAGCTGTGCGGCTTGCTGGCCACGTGCTTGCTGGGCTTCGAATGCTTGTTGTGCGCGTTGTGCCGCGCTTTCAAAACCGGCCTGACGCATTTGAGCGGCAGTACGGCCTTGCTGTTCCATCACGTTACGAGCCAATTCGGCTTCGGCAACCGCTTGACGAGACCCGCCAAACGCGCCAGCGCCAACGGCTTGGGCACCAAGCTGTTGTGCTTGGATTTGACCTGCACGAGCCAAGTCTGCCAGCGCCTGCTGGACTGCCGCATCTTCGTATTGGTTCATGAATGCGCCAGCAGAGGCTGGATCAAATGCACCGGTGGTGCCTGCCAGACCTGCAATACCTTGCTGCGCCGAAGTCGTGCCCAAAGCACCGGCGGCTTGCAAAGCCCGAGCTGCGTCAGAAGTAATGCCACGAGCGCCGGTTACGGCCTGTTGGCTGCCCTGCAAGGCGCTTTGATACGCGCCAATACCGCCAGTGGCTGCGCTCGCCGCAACGTTTGCAGCGTCTGATGCGGCTCCTTCCATCCCCATTCGTGCCGCACCAATACCCGCGGGAATAGCGTCGTAGGCGGCAAGCTGATCGGCTGCCGACTGCGCTGCAATCAAACGAGCGTTTTCAGCCGCTGTGCCAAGGCCGCCAGTAGCGGTTTGAACACCTTGTGCGCCGTAATCTAGTGCGCCAGAAATGCCCTGCTGCGCTGCTGTGATCTGGCCCGGGACGTTAGCCGCCCCAGTCCGCATAAGATCAGCCGCTTCACCCTGAAACGGCATTGCACCGGCCATAACGCCACCAAGCGCCGTCTGAGCGTCGCCAAGTGTGTAGCCAGCTTCTTGCAGGTACGGTTGATAACCACCGATACCGGCCTCGGCCAGTTCGGTTGCCTTGACTTGAAGGCCAGACATCTCCGCAACCATCTGCGGAGGAATCGTGATGCCTCGATCTGCTAGAGCTTTAGCGGATTTAAGGAGGCCAATTTTATAGGCCTCAATATTCGGTGCTTCGCGGACTATCTGTTCGGTAACTTCAGCCATTACGCCATTGCCCTCCCACGGCGCTCAAGATTTCGCATGACTGAGTACATGTTCTTGATGCCGTTATTAAGGTTTCCGTTGCCCATTCCACGAACGGCGTCTGTCGTCATGACAAACTCGCCCGGCATGAGCATTGCTCGGACACTGTCGTGCCCCTGAATACCCTCATCGGGCATGATGCCACCATTGCGGCGCGGGAAAATAGCGCCACCTTCAGCCGCTTGCGTCACATAAGGACGAGCAAACGGACCGCCGGGGGTGCTTGATCTTAAATAAGTCTGATTGCCACGAAGCGCGTACTGCGTAGGCGCTTGGTAGCTTGGATAAGTGGGAGCCTGAATCGTCAAATCGCCAATAGGACCAACCGAGGTGCTGGACTGTGGGACGTAAGTGCCGGTGTTTGGATCAAGCACTTGGCTGCCCAAATCGCCAACCAGATACTGGCTTGGATCGGCTGCAACGAGGTCTTCGCCAGTAACGACGTTGCCGTTCTCGTCGCGCATCGCAACATCAAGCTGCTCTTGCTTAGGCGGAGTGAAGAAGCCAGAAGCCGCTGCCACGCCTGTTCCGACCGCGGCCATCGGGCCGTAAGTGCGGAGGAGGCCGGGGCCAATCGAAGACGCCGTGGTGGCGTTCATTGCATTCAAACCAGCTTGTGCGGCTTGTGCAGTAGTCGTTCCGGGCATTGCAGCAACTGCGTTATAAGCGTCGTTATACGCAGAAGTCCGAGCCATTTGAACTTGGGCATCCGTAGGCCCAGTTGGGAAGAAGGCTTCTTTAAAGTTGCCCTCTTTGATGCTTTCCATAAAGCTCGGAGGCTCATAGGCCGCGACTGTCGGAGCAAGCGTCGGATTGACCGTCGCACCCGGCGGGATTTGACCGCCTGCTGGGATAGTCTGACCCGCACCGTTTGCCAAAGTAACTTCAACCGGAGCGCCGGTGTTGTTCATGCGAGCAAATGAGGTGTCCGAAGCGCGGAGCGTATCAATTGCATTGGTTTGCTGCGGAGATGTCGAGGAAACCGCCTCGGTGCGTACTGCATTGCTGTCGCCTGCCGCTTGAGCCGCATTTTCTATGGCACCGGCTGCTCCAGAAGCTGCCTGCGGAACATACGAGCTGAAGAAGCCTTGCTTGCCAGCATTGGCAATCCTTGCCGCTTCCCCGCCAAACACGTTTTGAAGTGACGTTTGTGCGCCAGAAACAGTCTGACCAAATCTATCAAACGGAGCCGCAATTTCATTTTGAATATTGGTCATGAAGCTATCTGGACCGGTAAAGCCTTTGAAGACCGCGCCGGTCGCGCCTGCTATCAATGCCGATTTCAAAGCGTCTTTGATATTTCCGCCTTTCATCAGCGTACCAATACCAGAACCCAGTGCCGCACCATAAACTGCACCGAGAGGCGTGAATGACAAAGCGATAGGAAGGATGATCGGAGCCACCTTCTTGACCACTTTGACGACGGATTTGACCACGTTTTTTACGGTATTAACG